ATCTTCTTCACTTTTTTAATCAACTTCTTCATGGCTGCATCATGCCGCTTCTCATGTTTCATCTCTTCTGCCTCTTCTACGCGATCATGTCGTTTCTCTTCTTTTTTATATTTTTAGGTAGTTTTATCTTCATTATTTATTCCTCTCAAACAATTCTGTATTTTTACTATACTTCCTGTATAACGGTATAAATTCTTCACCAGTTAATCTGCAGTCTTCTGCTCTTAGCAGTTCTAATTCGTGAAATAATAATTCAACCATTCTTTGCATTCTTTCATCTATTATCGCGGGATATCTTGGAAATTCCGGATTAGCGCCACCCCTAGAAAGAAACTTATCAATAACCGTCCAGCAAAACCAACAACTTTCTAAGTCGTAGATCTTTTTATTTTCAAATCCAAGCTCATTGACTAAAATCTTATACCTTCTAGACCCCTCCTTAAAAGTTTCTCCGCATCGATAACACTTCATCATTTCCCTTTCACTGGTTTAGACACTTGCACCCGTGGGTGTTGCGTCTTAGGCTTCGTAGCCTTACGTGGTTGTTTAACATGGGTTTTAGTATTTGATTGTTGTTTTAGGATGGTAGCACCTTTAAGTGCGGATGCACCGGCCTCCACACCTGTGTGCTCCTGGGCCTTGATTATGTGCATTAGGCTTATAGCTTTTTCTACGTGCTCAAGATCGGCTGAGTCTATCTCCTTAAGTGCCTTAACCATATTGAGCATAGCCAGATTCTCGTCGGAGACTGCTTTAGCTCTACGCTCTTCAGCAAGAGCCTTATTCTCGTCAATGCGAGACATACGCTCATAGCCAAGTCCTGTATCAGCCTTAGCTCTAGCTTGTGCCAATTCTGTACGTGCCATCTGCTCTTGTACTGCTGCTTGGATCTGCATCTCTTGAGACTTAGCTTGCTGCTCTTGGTTAGATTTAACTGCATCAATAAGTTGTTTCTTATTCTGGACAGTCATAGCCTCAAGTATAGTCTCATCTGGTATTGCTATGCCAGCTTCCTTAAGCTGTAAGAGCTGAGCGAACTGCATCTGGCGTTGAGTTGTAGTATTAAGTCCTTCTTCTACAGCAGCATCATAGATTCCAAATGCTTTATTGTAGAATTGAGGCATAGGCTCTTGTTCTACTATACGTTTAACTTTACCTGGTGTGAAATTAGTTTGGATTAATTTTAATCTTAGGCGCCCTAGCATCTTCTGAGCGTAGTCTAGGTTATCGAACACACCCTGAAGAGTTGTAAGTCCAGCACCTTGGCGCAACATTGCCAGTATTCCTACCTTCTCATCTACTGCTGAGCCTAACAATTCACTATTCACACCAGATATATCTTCTATCTCTCGCCCTAAACTCTCAGACACCTGCAAGGTCGTAGGAGGAATAGCTGGACTCTGAATCTGCATAATATCAGTGGCTATATTACCCTCAGCCTTAATACCAATCCCTTTACCCTGACCAGTCATATGAATATCACTAGGATCAATAAGGGAATCTGGCTTAAAGATAAAGCCTGAGTTGAGCTGACTCTCTAATATATCGAGTTCTATAATTTTTCTTCTATTGTAAAGATATTGAGAATCTCTTAGGCCGCGTACGATTCCTTGAATTCTTAGTGGATAATATGGCACTTGAGGATTGTAGTAAGCTACTACTGGCACAAAGGGATAATCATCCACTCCTGATACATTAGGTCCATCAAAGACAACGCGGCCCTGAACAATAATCGTTAATCTTACCGTTGGTATATCATTCTGAGTCATAATGACTGAAGGATAAGCCTGCAAGAAAGCCTTTAAAGCTTCAGGATCTTTGTTACTCCACTCCCTGGTCTCTCCAGTTTGAGTGTCTACAAGTAAGTCCTGTTTACGATATGCTCTATAATAAAATTCATCATAAGTGAGTAGATTTTTATTATCATATGCAAAGGCTTCAGGCATAAACTGAAATTTTTCATCGTGTCTACCAGCTGATGTCATATTCTGGAACTCAGATACAAAATCAGGCAAGAGACAGTAAATAGATGCCTTGGTAAGATACGATCGTCTCATGATACCAGTACAATCACTTAAATCCCGCTTCCTAAAGAAGGGATCTATAACAAATGAGTTATAAGGGCAGTTATCTACCTTAATATCTCCATTAACTGGATCCTTACGATAATCCATATAAACATGCAATAGATTCATACCAGTTATTAGAGCACCATGGAAAGAATCAGAAATGGTCTCACCAACGCCTTCCTGTTGGTCGTTCCACATCAAAATCTTGGAATACTGATCAGACGTCTCTTCATCTCCGTTCTCTACAGGAGTGCAGATAGTAGATTTTCTATTGCGACGCTGGTATCCAGAGACCATGTTAACTATTCGCCTAATGCGATTAAAGTTAAACATCTTACGCCTAGATAATGGCACATTCCCATAGAATGATTCCCAGACCGTCTGGTCTCCACACTCAAACCTGATATCAGTATCCGCTTCTCCCCAGTAAGTATTAATATATGGTTGACTAGATAGATAGAAATCTTCGACACGACGAGCTAATTGTTTTTCATTAGCCTCATTTAGATCCATTCCTGGACCTTGATACAATGCCATTACTACTCTCCAAAATATCCAGAGTATCTAAGATACAAGTATCTTAGATGCAAGTATCTTAGATACAAGTATCTTAGATACAAGTATCTTAGATCAGGATATTATTATGCCCCACATACATGTCCTTTTAACATGTATGTGGGGATGAGTTCTTACTACTACTCTCACTCTTATCTTTTATACGACGGGAGCCGTAACTCCATTATAAACATCTTGGCATAATTCTATTACCCAATCAACAATATGCATATATCCGGGTAAAAATTTAGCTAAAATACTGTGAGCTATGTGTGCAACTGGTCTCAAAATGTCGATAATATCATCCAAAAACTCATTGTGCTCTTTTATTCTCTTATCAAGGTCTGCTGCCTTAACTAACAAGGAAGCTGCTGTCTTATTGTGCCTAGCCAATGATTTAATAGCACCTACTACCATATTGCTTACAACATCTGTTATTTGTGATTCAATTAAATTGTCCATTATGCAGCTCCTTCTTCAGTAACTACCGCAATTACTTTAGATGCTGTCTTATCTTCTAATACAAGTTTCTCCACAAAGTCAATAATATAGGCATACTCAGGATGTTCTTTCTCTATAAAATCTCGTACAGCATCAATCTCTGGATATATAATATAGCAAAGATTTAATAATTTCTTATGAAAACTTTTAGAATCAACATTTTTATTATAATTGCCAGATTTGAATAATTGCGCAGCCTTCATATTGTGCTTAGCAATCTTCTCCACCGTAGCCAGGGCCATAGCCTTGGCTATCTTTTTCATATCATTCATACTACTCTCCTATTTCTTTAAAACACTTGTGTTTAAAACGGTAAATCGTCTACTGTCACAGACTTGTCTGTCACAGACTTGTCTGTCACAGACTTGTCTGGTATAGACTTGTCTGGTATAGACTTGTCTATCTCATTCGTAGGCATGGCTGTTTTCTTCTCCATAGCTTCTAACAATACAATCTTATCACAAGCTATGACATGCTTACTCTTCTCTACACCATCCTTTATCCACTTAGCCTGCTTTAACCTACCCTCAACAAGAACCAGATGACCCTTCTTTAAATACTTCATAGCAATATCTGCATTAGTGCGCCATGTCTCAATATCTACGAAGCATACTTCTTCCACGTCTTTGCCTTCCTTGTCCTTCCACCTAGCATTATAAGCAAGCGTGAACCGACAGGCCATATCTTTACCCACCAATTTACCCATTGGATCACTTGTCAAATGACCCGCAAAGATAATTCTGTTATAACTAGCCATACTATTCTCCTTTATTTAATAGATTAACATAACTTTATTTATCAGATACAGATATATGAAGGGACTTCCGGGATTTCCATCCAATGTGAGAATTCATCTACTTTACGGAGACAATTTGGATGTTTTTCATTATAAAAATCTCCAATAACTATAAAATATCTTCTGTCATGCTTCAAGTATCCATGATAAACACCTACATCGTATCCACCCATTGGCATACATTTATAAAACAAAACATCTTTACCCATTTCAGGCATCTTATCTTTTATCTTTATCCAATCCATTTGATTCTCCTTTCCTCTCTTTTATCGCTCTCTCTTCACTCCAACCCTGCCTCCTACGTCCACCTTTCCTATGGAATTCAAAACATGGATGCTCTGTGCCTAATTCGTAGTATCTACCACATAAATAACACATCTTATATCCATCAAGATTAGGATTGAGTATCTCTGCCTGCTTCTCTTCCATTCTTTGCTTAATAATTGATTCCTTCATCACTACTCTCCTAGAATTCTAAGACACTTGTGTCTAATCCATTACTTCTCTGTATTTCTTGCCGTTAAGCGTAATCTCGTCTGGCGCATACATCTCTTGAGTCTTAGACTCGAGAGTCATGTCGACGATACTTGCACCCACGGGTGTTGTCTCCTTGAGACTTGTCTCCTTGAGACTTGTCTCCTTGAGACTTGTCTCCTTGACACGCGTGTCCTTGAGTTTTGCTTCTATATCGTAGATCCTATTTCTTGGTACATCGTAATATTTAGATAATCTATATGGAGAGTGACCCAACCCAAGCTTCTCTTCAATTTCTTGCCTTAATTCATCTGATGTTGGCGGATATTTCTTTCTATGGATGCCCTTTAAACGATTACCAACTCTATTAAACCCCAAACGTCTATGCGTATTGCCCGTAAGGTCGCTATGATGCCTCTCAAGAGTCAACTTATCCGACAGAAAATAAGTAACTAATTCTTCAGATAAATTTAATTTTTTAGCTATCTCACCAAACCCCAGATAATTCGCTCTTAGGATTATACATTCACATGCTGTATCAATATCCATGATGTAATCCTTATGATCTCGCTCCTTAAGCTGCTTTAGAGTATGATGTACCTTTCCTCTTAATCCACAAAGAGGGGTACAACATTTACGTATCTCATTCGTATTCTCTTTAACTTTCCATATAAAATGCTTAGCGCACTTATCCCATGAGCACACAATTGGATATTCTTCGCCTACTTTATACTTAAACACTTGTGTCATAATCTCCCCTAAAAAACATTAATACTTACTCAATGCATCAGCAAACACAGGGTGAACATTCTGCGTCCTGCCATACACTGTCTCCTCATACGATTTTCTTAAGTCGGCTGCACTATACCCATCCTGAGTACGTGGTAGCGCTAAATTTAAATACCTGTATGCGTCACAATTTGACACCAGATAGCCATAAGCATAGTAACAATGGTCTAATTCAACCGTTAGATCATAAACCTCTTTTGGCTCTTCGCATCGCTTCACACATACACTTTTTACTACATGTCTTCGTAGCAGTGTATTTATCACGACTGAATAAAGCTTTACATATACAGCAATAACGATCAACAAAGTCCCTCTTAAGCTTCTTCCTATTCTTCGTCTTACAAGCGTTAGAGCAAAACTTTGACCACCTATGCCCACCTGAGAATTCTTTTCCACAACTTTCACATGTTTTGATATATTTTGTTCCCTTAAGTACTGGGAGGCTGCTTGCGGCATGCTTTTTATGCCATGCATTTCCTTCTGGGCTACCATGCCATTCGGCTGCTTTTGCACTAAATGAATAAAGCATATCTTTACATGCCTGAGACTGCGCCCAAGAACCCTCTTTAAGCATATGCATGCTCTGATGCTCGGATCTATTAAGACATTCAAGGTTCTCGATTGCATTATTTTTTCTATCTTCATCCTTATGGTGGATGTGACAACCCTCTGGTATAGTTCCGTAATGATGCTGCCACACTGCTCGTTGGAGCGTAGCAAATCTTTTGCGCCTACCCTTATAATAAAATCCATCCCAGCTAAAACAGAACCCATTAAACAAGACCCGCATCTCATCCTCAGAGACAAAATAGTCGTCTTGAATCCTTCTGTATCTAACCCCTTTGATAACGATCCAATTAGTTTTTTCCATACATAATTCCTCAGTTTGCCATACTTTTCCAATACGCTAGTATATCGCAAAGCATCGGAGCCTTCTCGACCGTTCTGTGTAAATATTTCATGATCGGATGTGCACTCAAAATCGCCACTTCCAGTCTCTATGAGAAGTGTAGAATTAGTTAACTTCTTATGAACAGCTAATACCTTTCTCTTACCAAGCGGTGTTAAAACATAGTCGCCAACCTGAATATCCTTAATAGGAGTCTGTCCACCTGGAGTTCTAATTAAAGTTTCACCAATAAAGCAATAATGAGATGAATCATCGTGCAAAGCGCCCTCCCTATAGACCTTATGCTTGTCATCCCATTGCCTCCTGTAAGACTCTAAAGCTTTAATTAAGTTTGAACAGTTACGTTCGTCTATCCATACCTTGGGGAAATTAACCCTGCAAAGCTCAATTCCATCCTCTATTGGAAGGTTGGGTAGTACCTTGAAGTCTATACCCATACGACGAGCTAGCTCTAACCTAGAAAGTCCAGTTGATAACTCCCTAACTTTAATATCATGCGGAGCAAAATGACCACCCCAGTTATAGGGCTTCTCCCTCAAAAGCTTTGCGTAAGTATCCAGACCCTTATCACAACCCTCTATCATATCTATAATGCGCACTACCGTACCTACTTGCTGCCACATTATAATTATGGTCTTATCATGTACCCCTAAATCCCATGCGCTCCAGACCTTAAATTGTGGCTCCCACGGTACTATACCTATCTGCCCATTTAATCTCATTTTGTCTATGTATTTACAATAATAAGAACCCTCAACACCTGCTGTATACGAGACAAAATATTCCTGATCTATTAAATCCTGACTCATCGTCAAACGTTCTTTGTTTATCTCCTCCATTGAGATAACTCCAGTGTCGTTAATAGTCTTCACACTACAGAACCAATCAGACGAATTCTTAGCCACCTCATGCATCTCATATGCATGGTTGCGTCCACGTGGAGTAGTAACAAATATTGCCCATCCATCGTTGTAAAGTAAGGCAGGACGAATAAATTGATAAGCTGATGGCTCTGCCAAAGCCCATTCACTAAATACCACTCCTTGGGGGTTAGTTCCAACAAGGGATTGTTGAGCTGTGTCTGAGCCTACTAACTGGATCAATGAGCCATTCACTAATGTTATCTTCATCTCCTGACCGTTCTTATTAGCTATTAGCTCAGGAGGAATGAAATCAAGAAACTTCATGCCTGAAGAAAGAATGCCGTCCCAGATAACCTTACGTGCATGGCTATATGTTGGCAAACAGTAGAAATATACCCCTGCTTTTTTACGTATAGCTGCGCGTATCATGACATTAAAAGCAACAACATCCTTGCCTGATCGCCGATGCCATAAAAGGAATAACTTCTTATATCCCGCATTCTCTAAGGCATCAAGCACAGGCAGCTGATAATCACGTGGTATAAATTTACGCAGATGTAGTTGCGTTGTTAAGGTCTCTATCATTACTTACTCTTCTTTCCGCCTGTTCATATTTTTTATTTAGAGATTTTTCAAATACTCCCAGCTTGTCTTTTTTGGCAGCACTCAAAAGCTTTTGTAGATCTAACCGTAACACTTCTGCAATTTTGCATATAAGTGCAGGGCTTGGAATTTCGCCATGAACTTCAATTTTTGTTATATAAGCTGGAGATAAATCACCCCCAAGTTGTATTATAAATTCTTTTACATCCCATCCCCTAGCCCTTCTGGTTTGCTTTATAAGCTCTCCAAATGGCATATTCATAAACATATCCCCTCGACTAAGCAATCACAACTTTTTAAATCTACCATTTAAAAATCTATCTATAAACCAGGTCTATGGAATTGATTTGCCCATCAATTAAATTATTCAGAAACGGCACCATGCAACTATCTAATTGCGGAGCAACCCATACCCATTCTTTGCCATCATGAAGCGCTATATTTATCATTTCCCCAGTTTTCTTGTTTAGTAAAGTCATAGAGTGATAGCGGCTTAGCACCTCTGCATTCCTTCTTCTATCCATTTCGCTTGCTACTGGGGATAGTGCATTTTTAATTATTACTAATTGTTTTCCGTGGTTTTCACAAATCCTAGCTAGTATCTCAACCTGATCAGTGATACTTCTATTTAGCCTTTCCATCTTATCTATCTTTAACTCCAGCAAAGCCATTTTCCCTTCCATATTTCTTATATCATTCATCTACTTGCCTCATCCCTCTTAAAATCCTCTATAATCTTATTCCTTACCTCTTCTGTTGATGGCGTAGGCGCTAACATATCAGTAATAATAGCCTTGAAATCTGTACCTGATGCAGCTGCCTGCTTGAGTTTGGCAGATTCTCTAGTCTCCATTTCCTGCTTCCAGATAGGAGAATACTGCCTCATCGTAAACATTCCAACTTGAGGATTCCAGACATTCTCCAGGATATTTCTTTCCCTAATATCTGCTAGAGCTTGCCTTGCAAAAGCTGTTGCCTGACGTAGTATCTCAAACTGAGCAGATAATCGTTCAAAGTCACGGAAGTAAATGCCTTTTTCCCGCAAGAATTCAGTAACACTAAACGGCTCTTTGCCTCTCTCACGCGGCTGGTTAATCCATTCCATTAACTCCTTAGCCACCCTATCAGCCCAATTAGCATTAACTATCTTTCTATGGAAAGTACAAGTATCTAAATAAGAATCCAGCTCTGAGGTAATAGCGCCCCCTTTTTGTAGATTTTTTTCTATCGCCACTAACTCTTCTTTAACATCAAGAGGTAAGCCCTGCTTCAATCTCTCTACGGTAACAGCATCAACTGCCTTATCACGTGCAGGCCACTGACCATTGGCATCAGGCTTGACAAAAACTGGCCGCTTTACTGCTATTTTCTTGCGGCCTACATTTTTATATCTTTGTGTCTTTGCAGTTACTTCATTCATATCTCTTCTCCCTCAAAGCTTAAGATCACTCCTATGCGCCCATTACCGTACATCTTAGTCATCCTTACATCGCATACCTGAGCATCATCTATGTACACACCACAATCCTTACACAGATCAAGATAGAACTTCAAGAGATTATCTATATCTGGTTTCTTGGTGTGATAGCCTCGAGACTTGCACCCACGGGTGTTGTCTCCTCCCCTATCTAAAGCCTTGACACTCGTCTCCTTGACACGCGTGTCCTTGAGTGTCTTAGACACAAGTGTCTTAGACACAAGTGTCTTTGGTTCTGGCATAAGAAATTCTGCCTTCAGGTAAACGTTTGCCGTGAACACCTTATGATTCCCTAACTGACGCTTAATAATTAAGCCTAGGGCATTTTTGATGGATTTCTGAGTATCGTATCGATATTTGCCTGATTGCCCTGGACGGGCCCATGCTACTGGATTACCTGGAATTATGATTCTTAGTTCTCTCATCTCTCTCCCATTGACTGGGTTCTCCTTGACACTCGTGTCCTTGACACTCGTGTCCTTAATCTCTCTCTTTTATTAAGTTACTCCTTTATTTTCTTTCTGTCTGTACTTTTTTTATTTCTTCTTTAAGCTACCCTTATTCATTTCACACACAGTTCTTTGGTGGACTGTACATATACTTGATGGGGCTTTTTGAGGTTTAGATAACCCTTTTCTTCAAAGAGCCCTTTCTATTAGGATTTCTTTTTTATTTAGTGCTAAAGTTGGGGACTTGTCTCTTAGAGACTTGTCCTATTATTACTTTCTCGCTAGTAAAAGTCATAGCCCTTCTGTTGACTATCGTGTCTTTGTTTTCTTTCTTCTTTGGGGTCCGTATCAGAACTACTAAACGCGCAATGAGCAAACCAGCTTTCGGATACGTTATCTCCGGCAGCTAAAACTGCTGCATCATGTATATTGTTAGTACACATTCCAGCTACCCATACTCCTCCAATACTGAGATGGCCAGGAGTACCTACTGCTTCTTGGATTGCGGGTCCACCAAAAAGCCAAGTCCAAAAGTCATCCCAAACACCACCTTTAATTCTGGTCTGGAATTCTAGCCTAAATTCACCATCTGACATCTTGGTTATTACGATGTAACCCTCTGTGCAAAGATTACGTGCGCTTTCTTCGTTTGAGCACAACAAATCTATATCTTGCTCTGAAAGAGGGACTGCGTCAGCATCGCAATCCTCTATTTTTGTGAGATAGGCTAAGTGATCACCTATTCTAACTTGCTTCACCCTTCCTAGCATTAAGTTTAGCTCTAGCGTGCTGAGCTTGCGTAGTTTGGCGTCTACCCAGCAATTACTTACTTCTCTTGTTATACCATAAACCTCTACTATAAATTTGCCATTATCACCATCGTGTATCAGACGTAATGTCTTATGGTCTGTTAAATTCTGCATATTAGTTGTAGGAACATATATCACTTGCTCTTTAGCTTGCATGACACATGTGTCCATGACATTAGTGTCCATACAATTAGCTTGAGAGAAAAGGGTAGTTGCCATAACTAAGGCACATATGTCTAAAGCTATATATTTATTCATATTTCTGCTTTCCTATATCGGTTAAACATTCTATTTGGATGAGTCTTCCACACTTGTGTGTTCCACACTTGTGTGTTCCACACTTACGTGTTCCCATGCATCACCCCTACAACCCTTGCTATCTATTCCTATTCTTTTATAATCTAGCTCATGTAACTTCTCCTGTTCTTGTGTTATAGCCCATAGTTCCGCGACCATGGGCTTAATTAATTGATCCATTTTTGACGGGTTTGATTCATTAATTTCTGCTATTAGTGCTATTTTCTGAAACAGCATATCTACTTTAATTTTACGCTGTTCTGGTGTCATTTTTAGTTATCCACTTGTTAATTAAATAAATAAGTCTTTCTTGTCTTTCAAACACATTTGGGGTCTTTGTTGTGATATATATTAAAAATGAAGCTGCC